CTTGTGGTTTTATCTTATTCTACCTTGTCATGTACCATCATTACAATTTGAGAATGTAACACAATGGTATGTTCCTCTTCCATCATACCCACCAACCATGCGCTCTCATGTGGATGTTTTTAAGTTACAGAAAATACTAAATGGTAGTCATGACTTTGATTTGGTATTTACACATCTTCCAGAACACGCCCATGCATTGAAGAATATTCTATATAACGTAACACATCATGTACCACCATTCTTTGGTTGGACTCACTGGTTC